ATCAATACTAATAACCATTTTCACTCCTCCTTTAGGTAAAAGCCATGACTAATCGAATCCCGTTTCAAGATCGAATTGCTGAAATGCGTAAGCAGTTCTGCAAAGACAACCCAGAAAAAGAACCAACCACGCTGTATTTAACCAACGTAGATAAGGTTGATGTTTCTGAACTTGCGGAGCACCTGTCGCCAGAAGCTCGCAAGCAATTACAAAAAGATGGCATTGCTGCCACGTTTCCAAAGATCCTTGGTATGCGTGTCATTTACGGTGCTGACACCACACGCCTCGAATAGCCGCAGAACAAAACGATGCACCCGAGCAACGGTGGTTGGCTTATTGCTGTGGTTTGTCTTCTCCCGTTGCCGGGTGATCGTAAGCGTTATGCGAAACACATTCTGTCTTATCTTCTCTCATGTTTTCTCCAAATGGTTAAATTTCTAAATGATCTCACAGTTTACCCCATATACCTGTGTCTTAGATTGCTTCTCGTTTTACCTCAGAGAAATGGGGTTCCCTGTTTTTACTCCTGATCTTTTGGCCAATCATCGTGACCTATGTCACAATATGCCTGACTATCATACATATGGGGCTGTTCGTACCGATCTAATACCTGAATTGGCAAAGCGATATTTACTCAAAACTGTGGAATGTCCCGTTGATGATTTTCCCACAATATCTACCGCTATCAACGTTGGTCATTGTGTTCTGTTGATCTGCCGTAGGTACGGTGGGCTTGACATTAATCACTGCGTTAAGATTGTTGGGATCGACAGTAACGACTACAAGCTCTTCACTCCCAGCTTTCCTCACGGTAAATGTGAAACCGTTTCGCCACAGGTTATCAAAGACGATTGGTTCGGTAGTTGTCTTATCATTAAGCCTTGAGTCAAACGAAAATCCAATTGGTATTGGCCCAAGCGGGCAGTAGAGGTATTGTTGTTTCATACTTCACCCACAGTCGCAAAAATCGCATAACCATCGCATGCACCGGAATGCGGCAGCTTCGCCGTTAGGCGTGGATCGTCGCTGGGCCGCATCCGGTGATGCGGGTCGTTATGCGAAACACCCTCTATCTTTTCTTCTCTCATAATTTTCTCCAAAGGTTAAAATGACTGACTTCACACCTCCCACAAAAGAAGAACTGAAGCATCATTACAATATTACAAATGATCATTTTACATTTTTAACAACCGACAAATTACCCGAACCTTCTCTATTGCAAAAACTTGGGCAATACCTCGAACCAGTATTTTGGGCACATGGTATTCCAACATTTTTACTAAAGAATAAATATGGAATAGTTATTTCTGTTCTAATGATTTATCAGTGGGGTCCAACCGCTGCTGAACGGATTTTGCACTCTGTTTCTTTGGTTCAGTCTGCATATAATGCTCTCGATATTCCAGACATGCCAGAAGAACAAACATACCAATACGCCATAGTAACCAAGTCGCCCATAACATTATTACAATATCAAGAAATCGCAGACACGGGTGTGTTTCCATTAAACTCTGGCGTATATCCGTACCCCATATGAGCTTGGGCCAACCACCTAATCCTGTGTAGATTATCGCGATCCAATCACAGCAGTTCTGCCACTTTGGTGTTGTACCCATGCGTGGGTATTTAAGTGTCATTAGCACCACCATCAATCGCATAACAAGCAGATGCAGCCGAGTCACGGGGCTCCGCCGTCTGGTGTGGTAAATCATTTGCCGTGCCCGGCTGATCTGGGTCGTTCGCTGTCAATCCAATTACCTAAACTTGAAGAGATTCGTTCTGCGTGAGATTGGCAATGTATGTCGCCTGCATTCACAACCTATACATGGCGGATTGTGATCGCACTCTCCATATGTCTCACGGGCGTGTTCACATCAATCTGGCTGGGCAGTCTGTTTTATTTCAGCAGCTTTACATTCACGCTGCCGCACCCGCTTCAAGAGACCCGCGTTGAAGCAGGGTACGGAATGCTGTACCTGACACTGAATGCCCGCATCGATCCAACAAGCCGGTGGAAGAGTCAGGGCATAACTGTGTTCCCGAAGTTCCACCGGGATCGAAATGTTTCTAGCTTCCTAGAATTGCAATTCCCAATAGATGACCTATATGGTGAGGCATCAATGTTTGGGATTCGCAAATCGACACATGAGTATCAACACCAAACCTCCACGTACTCTCGCTATTGGTGTTCTGCGCCAATTCCGTGTATCCTATTCTTTGTGATTTTTGCTTTCTCTTTTTTCCGCTGGCGTTGTCTTTGCCGCCCACGAACTGATCCCGTACGGAAAGCAAACAGCGAACAATGCCGTGAACCGGAACGGCGGTAGTTAGCGTTTTGACAAAGATACTTGTCTCCCGCCGTCCGGTTACGGGTACGCCCAACATGGGCGCGAACTAATGGGGTGCAAGTCCCCTGTACGAAAACGGGAATTGAGAAGGAGATAGTATGCCAAATGTTTCCACTTAATTGAAGTACAAGGCGAGGGCAACTGCGGGGAGACGACAAACCGTGGGGAGGAAGCCTGCGAAATGTGAAGCGTAAGGGCCGACCTGATCAATCGCCGTCGGACACGTTTCCCGCCAAAGCTGCAAGGCTACGAACAGAAACGCTATAGAGGCTTCGGAAGTTCTGAGGTAAGCCGCCCCGTGACGTTTGCGAAACCGTTCCCGACAGAATCCGAAGTAGATGGCGAGCTTGTGCAGTGAAAGTTCACGTTCTTATTTGGGGAGATCTGCAAGCGTATCCGTGAGTAGGGCTTGCCCGAAATACGGACCGCCTGAGGTAACTCAGCGCGGGCGAGCAGAAGTCAGCAGAGGTCGTAGTAGTGCGATGGCAATCCCGTCACCGCTCGAAGGACCGAACATTTCTTAATTCAGGGTGTTTCCCGTCGTGACCTTGATCCGTCCAAACGACACTGCAGCCAGTTCGCGCATCTCAACGAGAGCCGACATCCGAAGGCCGCACGTCCACTGGAGTCTCAGCGAGATCAATCGGAGCCAGCGGCCATGACGACCACGACGAAAGCTCTGGAGCATTCTTCAGAACAGTTAATGGAGAAGATTGTTGACACGGACAATCTCGTGAAAGCCTGGAACAAAGTGCGATCGAACCACGGAGCCCCTGGCCCCGATGGGATCACGATCGACGATTTTCCGGACCACTGTCGCGAACAATGGCCCGTGATCAAACAACAACTTCTCGATGGCAGTTACATGCCGAGCCCCGCTCGGCGCAAGTCCATCGACAAACCGGACGGCGGTCAGCGGCATCTCGGTATTCCAAACGTGATGGACCGTGTGATTCAGCAAGCCGTCTTACAAGTCCTGACTCCGATTTTCGATCCGGGCTTCTCCGAATCGAGTTTCGGATTTCGACCGAAACGTTCCGCTCAGGATGCAGCCAAACAGGTACAGCGTTATATCAGACTCGGCTATCGTCAATGTGTCGATATGGACCTTGCGAAATTCTTCGACAAAGTTCAACACGATGTTCTCATGGTCAGAGTCGCACGGAAAGTGCATGACCGACGATTGCTGAAACTGATTGGCAGATACCTGCGAGCGGGCGTGATGGTCGATACTGAACTGCAGCCTTCGATCGAGGGCACGATGCAGGGTGGCCCTCTTTCTCCGATCTTAGCGAACATCCTTCTGGATGACTTCGACAAGGAGTTAGAGAGTCGCGGTCTGCACTTCGTGCGTTACGCTGACGATTTTCTGGTATTCACCAAAACGAGAGAATCCGCCGAGCGCGTCGCCCGATCGATTGAGAGCTACCTCACGCGAAAACTCAAACTCGTGGTCAACCACGACAAGAGCCGCATCTGCCGGACCAGCGAAGTCGATTTCTTAGGCTTTGCCTTCGAAGGCTACGGCGGCAATTTTCGTGTGAGCCCGAAGAATCAGCGGAAGTTCAAAGACCGAATCCGTGAGATCACTCGCCGCAACCGTGGCGTATCGATGTCGCATCGGCTACTGGAACTTCGGCGATACATGCAAGGGTGGGTCGGCTACTTTTCGCTCGTGCCGATGAAGACGTATTTTGAGAATCTGGACAAGTGGGTCCGCCGCCGCATCCGGTCGTGTTACTGGAAGCAATGGCGCAACCCGCGAACCCGGATATACAATCTACGAAAGCTCGGCGTACGCCGCGATCAGGCCGTGACTCATGGTTTCAGCAGCAAAGGTGCGTGGGTGATGTCGTCGAGCCAGGCAGTGCATGAAGCTCTGTCAATCGCGTACCTCACGCAGGTAGGATTGGTGAGTGTGTTAACAATCTGGCAGAAGCTCACTGCGAGGAAATGAACCGCCCGGTGCGGACCCGCATGCCGGGTGGTGTGGGAGGGGCCTCGGAGTAATCCGGGTCCCTATCCCGATGTACGCCCAACATGGGCGCGAACTAATGGGGTGCAAGTCCCCTGTACGAAAACGGGAATTGAGAAGGAGATAGTATGCCAAATGTTTCCACTTAATTGAAGTACAAGGCGAGGGCAACTGCGGGGAGACGACAAACCGTGGGGAGGAAGCCTGCGAAATGTGAAGCGTAAGGGCCGACCTGATCAATCGCCGTCGGACACGTTTCCCGCCAAAGCTGCAAGGCTACGAACAGAAACGCTATAGAGGCTTCGGAAGTTCTGAGGTAAGCCGCCCCGTGACGTTTGCGAAACCGTTCCCGACAGAATCCGAAGTAGATGGCGAGCTTGTGCAGTGAAAGTTCACGTTCTTATTTGGGGAGATCTGCAAGCGTATCCGTGAGTAGGGCTTGCCCGAAATACGGACCGCCTGAGGTAACTCAGCGCGGGCGAGCAGAAGTCAGCAGAGGTCGTAGTAGTGCGATGGCAATCCCGTCACCGCTCGAAGGACCGAACATTTCTTAATTCAGGGTGTTTCCCGTCGTGACCTTGATCCGTCCAAACGACACTGCAGCCAGTTCGCGCATCTCAACGAGAGCCGACATCCGAAGGCCGCACGTCCACTGGAGTCTCAGCGAGATCAATCGGAGCCAGCGGCCATGACGACCACGACGAAAGCTCTGGAGCATTCTTCAGAACAGTTAATGGAGAAGATTGTTGACACGGACAATCTCGTGAAAGCCTGGAACAAAGTGCGATCGAACCACGGAGCCCCTGGCCCCGATGGGATCACGATCGACGATTTTCCGGACCACTGTCGCGAACAATGGCCCGTGATCAAACAACAACTTCTCGATGGCAGTTACATGCCGAGCCCCGCTCGGCGCAAGTCCATCGACAAACCGGACGGCGGTCAGCGGCATCTCGGTATTCCAAACGTGATGGACCGTGTGATTCAGCAAGCCGTCTTACAAGTCCTGACTCCGATTTTCGATCCGGGCTTCTCCGAATCGAGTTTCGGATTTCGACCGAAACGTTCCGCTCAGGATGCAGCCAAACAGGTACAGCGTTATATCAGACTCGGCTATCGTCAATGTGTCGATATGGACCTTGCGAAATTCTTCGACAAAGTTCAACACGATGTTCTCATGGTCAGAGTCGCACGGAAAGTGCATGACCGACGATTGCTGAAACTGATTGGCAGATACCTGCGAGCGGGCGTGATGGTCGATACTGAACTGCAGCCTTCGATCGAGGGCACGATGCAGGGTGGCCCTCTTTCTCCGATCTTAGCGAACATCCTTCTGGATGACTTCGACAAGGAGTTAGAGAGTCGCGGTCTGCACTTCGTGCGTTACGCTGACGATTTTCTGGTATTCACCAAAACGAGAGAATCCGCCGAGCGCGTCGCCCGATCGATTGAGAGCTACCTCACGCGAAAACTCAAACTCGTGGTCAACCACGACAAGAGCCGCATCTGCCGGACCAGCGAAGTCGATTTCTTAGGCTTTGCCTTCGAAGGCTACGGCGGCAATTTTCGTGTGAGCCCGAAGAATCAGCGGAAGTTCAAAGACCGAATCCGTGAGATCACTCGCCGCAACCGTGGCGTATCGATGTCGCATCGGCTACTGGAACTTCGGCGATACATGCAAGGGTGGGTCGGCTACTTTTCGCTCGTGCCGATGAAGACGTATTTTGAGAATCTGGACAAGTGGGTCCGCCGCCGCATCCGGTCGTGTTACTGGAAGCAATGGCGCAACCCGCGAACCCGGATATACAATCTACGAAAGCTCGGCGTACGCCGCGATCAGGCCGTGACTCATGGTTTCAGCAGCAAAGGTGCGTGGGTGATGTCGTCGAGCCAGGCAGTGCATGAAGCTCTGTCAATCGCGTACCTCACGCAGGTAGGATTGGTGAGTGTGTTAACAATCTGGCAGAAGCTCACTGCGAGGAAATGAACCGCCCGGTGCGGACCCGCATGCCGGGTGGTGTGGGAGGGGCCTCGGAGTAATCCGGGTCCCTATCCCGATC